TATGAGCATTATGAGCGCGGTATTTACTTCGAAATAGGCAAACAACCCCCTAAACATTTCGCTAAATGCTCGACCTATATTGACAACTGGAAGCATACCATCAGTTTTGTCAATGGGTGCGTTGTTCAATTCGTATCCTGCGATCGACCTGAATCCATGTTGGGTAAGAATGCCGCTCATTTATTAGTGGACGAAATGCTGCGTATTCCTGAAGATAAATTCACCGAACGCATTATCCCTGCTTTGCGTGCCGATCGTTCAAAATTTGGGCATTCTCATTACTTTATGGGCATTACCGGCATATCATCCACTCCCAATTTTGAGACCGACCACGATTGGTGGATACGCTATGAAGCGAATATGAATATCGAACTCATTAAATGCATTCAGGAAATTGCCAGGGAGGTCGACATGCGTAAATCGGACCTGATAATTGCCGAGAAGAATTTCGATGAAAAGAACATCAAAAAACTAACTGCATTTATCGATCGATGGGAAAAACGATTGACAGAACTCCGACGTGGTCAGACTTTCTATGCCCGGGCATCCTCATTTTCGAACCTTAAGATTTTAGGGATCGACTATATCGAAAATCAAATTAAATCCATTAAGGATATCGATAAACTCAACACGTCGATTCTGGCCATTCGTAAAAACATGGTTAATGACCGTTTTTTCGGTCGATTTGGCAAAGAACACACATTCGACGATGGATACAATTACAAGCACATCGATAAGTTGTCAGTCGATCAGAAGTTTGATCATTCCTGCAAAAATCTGAAATATTGGGATGCAAATCAACCGTTGATCATCGGACTGGATCCCGGACCGTTCTCGAGCATGGTCATCGCCCAGCGCAATAAAAAAGAAAAGAAATTCAGGCTTATTAAAGATATGTGGGTCATTCATCCGGAGCAACACGAAGAAATGGCACTTAAATTCAATGAATTCTTCAAATATCAACGAAAAAAGACAATCATCTTGCACTACGATAGGGCAGCGAATCAACGTGACCCCCATTATCGCAAGTATTATGCCCTGAACGGGGATTTGAACGACACCGATGCCATCTTGCTTAAAACGGCCTTACAGAAGCTCGGTTGGAACGTTACCCTGATGAGCCTGGGACAACCCACGATTTTCTATTCACAACATTACCGACTGTTAAATCTGTTATTCGGCAAAAACGAAGGCAACCGGGATGATGTAATGATTGACGAAAATGAGTGTGAAGCAACCGTATCGAGTATTTACCATTCACCGCTCAAACGTACTGAAGGTAAAATTGAACTCGACAAAAGCTCCGAAAAGTTGCTCGATTATAAAGATCAGGCATTCTACTCCACCCAGATCGCATCTGCTCTTATGTACCTGTTATGGGGCGAATTCAGTCGCCTGTTACCCGATTCAGACCGTCGTACTGTCACAGTCATGGGAGCGGGGACCTATTCAACAAACTAACTAAATAACTATATTATGAACGACTTAGAAAATTTCAAACAACTTTACAAATCGGTTGGTATTAAACTTACTGAAAAAAAATTAAGTGATACAATTTATTTACATTTAGAAAGTGGCGAACATAAAAAATTAATAGGTTATACCTTTTTTTATTCAAATATATATTTTGATTTAAATGGTAAATTTATTAATCAATCATTTGCTGAATGATTCAATAAAAGCCCCGACGTTCATTCTTCGGGGCTTTTCTTATTCCCCTTTAGGGGTTAGGGGTTCTTTCTTTTCTGTCCTTTTAAAATCCCTCAATTTCGACTTTTTTTGTATATGGAAAAAACAATTTCAGGTACCGATGCATTTACGCGGATCCGCAATATTAAACTCATTCCCGGAGCCACATTTGCCATTATTTTCATAACCTGCGATTTACAGCGAAATGAGTACGGACAAATCCGCAAATACGAAGATTGCCGTATCCGGCCAGCAATGAAAACCGAAGGATTAGCCGTAAATTCCGATCATTACTTATTCTTCGAAAATGTCAATACCGGTGAAGCCCGTACCTGTTTTAAAAAACTGATCCGCAAAATAGCTTTCCCACCCTCAAATGAGTGGCTTACAATAAAATGGTTTTGAATAAATCAATGAATATGAAAAAATTAATCCCTGAAAGTGAAATAAAAGTCGATTGGGTAAACAACCATCGCGGTGTGGCTATTTCACAGGCCAATGTCGTAACTTTCGAGATCCAGGGAGTATCCGAACGTCAGGATATCACTACCCGCGAATTTCAGACCCTGTACAGCAAATACACAAACGATCGCGTTTCGATGCGCCTTGGTGATTTTAATGTACCCTATTGGGGCGAAGGACATAACTTGTACCCTCAGGAAGTGGCAGCCACAACAGGCGAACATAAGTTAATCCCTCAACTGATAAAAAAACAGGTTAATTTCTTATTCGGAAAAGGTCCGCGCCTGTATCAGGAGCAAACCATTGGCGAAGGAAAAGACAAACGCCGCGTCAGGGTTCCCTGGGTTGATTCAAACATTGAAAACTGGCTCGAAAGTTGGGAAGAAAAAGGATATCCACATTATTGGAAATACCTCAAAAAACTCGCTACCGACTATTATTTCGTCAAAACATGTGTCACAAAATACAACATGAACAAAGGACGTCGTATCGGTGCACCCGCTTCGATTGATGCATTGTCGTATGTCGGTTCCGACGAAGCCCGTCCCGCTGCCGTAGGTGATTTCGTCAATCGTCGCATTAAAATGGAAGATTGCCAGTCCGTGATCGTTGGTGATTGGTTATACATATCTTCTCACCAGTACGACGTTTTCCCGCGTTTCGATCCACGCGCCCCGTTTAAATATCCGTATTCGATCGCTTTCAATGCCGACGAAAATTTTACCAAATGGGTATACGCATATTCCGACTGGTTCAAGGGAGCTTCCGAATACATTAAGTCGTCCAACCTGGCACCAAAGTACACCAACTCATATTATAAAAATGCCCTCAATGCCCACGTTCACGTCATTATCCCGGGCGACTGGTACATGCAGCAAAAAACGATACTCGAGAGCATTTGTTCCAACAACCTGATGGGTGATCCTGATACGCCCCTGCAAACCGAATACCGCGGTGTTAAGCTGGTGGACGACATCGGTAAACCTTTCCGCTTCTTTGAAACGATGGTGGACGACCTGATCAACTGTGAACTCAAACGTATTACTTCGCTGATGTCCGGCGAAGGAAAGAACCAGGGCAAACTATATGCTACCACCCAGTGGGGTGATAATCCATGGAAGTTCGAAGATTTCCCCGGTAAGTTCAAAGAATTCATCGAATCAATCAACAGCAACGATAAGCGGTCCGACCAGGTCGTGCTTGCTTCGTTGGGTATTCCCGGAGCATTAACTGGAGTCGATAAAGATGGCGTCATTTCCCTTGCCGGTGCCGATGTGTACTACAATTACCTGTTGTATGTATCTACGCTCACATGGGACGAATTTTTTATTCTTCAGGAACTCAACCGGGCTATTCAGATCAATTTTCCTTCAGCTAAAGCTCAGGGAATAAAATTAGGCTTCTGGATCGATATCCCGGCAAAACAACAGGAAACAACACCCAAGGACCGGTTGACGAATACGGCCACAGCAGAGGCCCCAAAGAACCCCTAAAGAACCCCAAGCCCCTAAAGGGGTGTAAAGACCAAGTTTATTATGAAAGATAAATTAATAACCAATACTAACCCACTCTTATCCCCCTTTAGGGGTTAGGGGTTCTATAAATAATCAACCATGGCCCTAAATATCCCATTCACCCGTTCCTCCTTCGCCGCCGACTTTAAATCAAAGCTCTCTGGCGTTAATGTAACGCTCGCTTACGACAACATCGAAAGTACGTTATTCAAAATCGGTGTCGAATTAGCTCAGCTTATCGGTCAGGCGTTGTACGATAAGATTTGTACCTCCACGGCAGCCACCACCGTCACCGATGTCCCCAACGTCCCCACTGCTGCCGAACTCAATGCCCTCGCCAAAGATCACCTGCAGTACGCGATGGCCAATTTCGCCATGTATCACCACACCATATTCCTGATTGCCAAAATCGGGAACGACGGCATTACGATCAAAAAGGGTACCGACGAAACAACGATCTATAAATACCAACAGGACCAGCTCGAAAATAAACTCATCACCGATGCATGGTTCTGGATGAATCAGCTGATCAAGGTACTCGAAGCCAATGTCGAGCGGTTTACCGACTGGAAAAATTCAGCCGCTCAAAAATCCATCAACGAAATACCCGTGAAGCTCGACGACTTCAAAAAGTGGCTCGGTATCTCCGACGAATACTTTATGCTAAATACCTCCTGGATAGTTCGCGAAGTGTGGAACGACTGCGTACTCTCCCGCAAGAAAGCCCCTGAAAAGACCGACGACATCGCCCGGGCAGTGTGTTACGAAACCATGGCACGTGCCTGCATTCGCCTGTCCTACTATTGCCTGCCCGAAACCATTCGCCTCGAGATCAACAACGAGATGGACTCCAAAAACAAAAAGGACCTATCCGAAACCTATATACGCGAAAAAGTAGCCATCACGTTCCAAACCAAAGCCGATGCCTACTGGCGTGCCCTGGATCTGAAGCTATCCACCGAAGCCATCACCGAAACCCAGGGACGCGCCTCTACTCAGACCTATAAACCACAAGGAAGTTGTGAAAACGATTCATTTGTTTATTAATTAGTCATGAATAAACATAACAATAAAT